GTATTCATTTCCAGGATGTATCCCATTATTCACGATTGCTTCTGGATAGTTATACATATCTACCCTTGCAGCATTCACCATTTGCTCGTAATCGAATATATGTGTATTCTTTTCTATTACGACATTTCCCCATGACTTCCAAGTAAGACCGTATCCACCTTCAAACCCATAATAATCGTTATGTCCGATGTTTTTCTTTGTAACACTAGAAAAGTCAGGATCTGCTATTAGGTTTCGTCTTGATACCGCAGTTGTTTTTGTGCCCCATTCATCTTGGAATAAGAAGTCTAGCATTTTAACAGTTACACCATCTTTATCAATGGTTATCTTATCACCGTCAATTCTAATAAGATTCGTATCAATGCCTTTTGCTGTTAGCCATTTGACCATTGTATCTGCATTAATATCTAGTTTTGCAGCATTGATTGTAATTTTCCCAGGGGACATATTGATTGCAGTGACAATACCGTCCTTTAAAATCTGCGCTAAAATTCCCTCATCTAACACTTCTAACTTAGATTCCGTTTTCTTTACATAAGCATTATAAGTCTCATTTATAAACGTTTCTTGTTTTCCAGAGATGATTGAAACGCCTTTTTCATTAGCACTAATACTTCTTTCTAGCTCTGTAACTTTCTGATTGTATTTCTCAGTAGCTACTTTATTAGCGATATCTTCTAGCATTTTATCAACATCGGTTTGATCTTTCGGGTGTAACCAAAATTCTGTAGCTATAGTGCCACGTTGTAACATAGGTGCAGCACACCATAAACGCCCATTTCTTGTAACGTAATAGCGCCATCTCACAAACGCTGCATTGGCTGGTGCTTTATCTGTACATACAGCACGAATCCATGTATGATTTACAACCTTGATATTCGTTCTAGCTGTTTTAATACGAGTTTTTTTGTCAGCAGTCCACCATTCAATTTCTATAAATGCACCGCCACTATCAATAGGTGTTTTCCCATCAGTATTGAAATAACCTGATGCAACAAATTCTTCATTAACCTGACACTCAATGAATTGACTTGTAAGTCCCCACCAACGATCTTGAGTCTGGCCAGTAACAGTAATTGCAAATGTATTCATACCTTTGTATTTTAAATTCGTATCAACAGATCCAGTAGCTCCATTACCACTATTCCAAAACCAATATTTCTGTCCTAACTTAAAATCAGCATCACGCAACTCGTTGACAGTACCTAAACCGCCTACATAATCCTCAACGTCTTTCTTTTTCATTGTTAATTTCAATGCTTCAGAATGTTGCTGTATCGTTGTAGTAGCCTGAGTTAATGTTTTTCCTTGCTCAGTTTGTGTTTCCTGTAATTTCTTAACACTTGCAGTTGTTCCTTCAGCATTCTTTTCTACAGTGTTAACACGTTCATTAAAAGAGGTTTGTGTTTTTTCTACCGTTTTAATACTTTCTTTGATTCCATTCACACTTTGCTCAATCTCAGTTGTTTTTTTCGTGAACGTTTCTTTAGAAGTAACTTCATCATTAGCAGGCTGCCACGTAGTTCTTATGTTCCCCTCTTCCAATTTCGCATGATGTGAGTTTAAATTACCATCAATATTGCGTCCAGAGTAATAAAACCTAATTTGAGTTACATCCTTATCTTTTGTTTTGAATGTAACAGTTAGAGGCTCGTCCTTATAATCTACATTAATCTTTAATTGTGAGTCTGCACGTACAGATTTCCATTCTTGCTCTCCATCTGTATAAGTTATTGCCGTTTCCACACCAAACCAAGGATTTGCATTGAGTTTCGTCATTTTCCCAGTAAATAAGAAGGAGATAGTAAACGTTTTGTTTCTGTAATTAATCTTATTGGAAAGAGTCATTTGCTTACTGTCTGACCATGTTCCGGTCATATTCTGTTTGTTTAACCCTGTTTCTGAATCGCTTGCTAGATTAATTGAACCTACAGAAATGTTACTCATGTCGGTTTGTAATTGTTCAATGGTCTGCTTATTTGAAGTCGACGTATTCTTTATTTCATTTGTTGTTTTTGTTAAAACGTTTGTTGTTTGCTTCACATCGGCAATAGTTTGTTTTGTACCTTCAACTGTATCTTCCACTGTATTTAATTTTTCAGTAATTTCACCGTCTTTTTTTGTTAATAACTCAATAGATTTAGTAAAACTCTCGTTAGTTTGTTTCATTTCAGAAACAGTTTTATTAATTTCACCTTGAGAGTTTTGTACATTTTTAATAGTTTGCGAAACTTCTTGGAGACTATTTTTAACTTCCTTGAATTGTCCATTGGTTTCACTTTGCGCTTCTTCCACTTTTTTGTTTAATTCTTCTTTTGTGAGCTGAATATCTTTATCAACCTGTTTCAGTGTTTCTTGCTTTACTGACTCTACATCAGGAATAAGGAGCTCCCAACCTTTACCGTTCCACACTTTTAAAATACCAGGTTTACCGTTACTAATATCTCTCCATAACGTCTTACCTACTATAAGATTATCGATGGGTGGATTTTTAGCTTCAATAATATTTACCGTATTATTTTTTAAGTTTTCCTGGACCTTTTCCGCAAGTTTCTTGGCGGATTCGGATTCTTTTTGAGCATTGTTTGCTGTTACAACAGTTTCTTTAACTAACTCATCAAGCTGATTAAGGATTTCTTGTTTACTACCTAATGAAGCCAGGACTTTATTATAGAGCTTCCGCAATTCTTCATTAGCATCCACAATTTCTCGATAATCTCCGAATACATATTTATCTTGTGAAGGATCAGTAAATGACTCATCACCAGCAATTGCTCTTGCTTCTAAATAAAGCTTTGGTGTAAACCCTGTATCTTTTATTCGGATTGTATCCCCCTCATTAATCAGCTCATGAGCTAGTCCAAATACACGACCTATACTTTGTGCTTGAACTTCATATATATAAGATGTATTGATTCGTTTGGCTAGTTCTGTTTTCATAAGAGTTAAAAGACGTTGTGGTGTTATATCTTCTTCTGTTTCTGGTGTATAAAAACCAAATTTATGTTGACCTCGCTCATTCCATCGCTGAAACGCATCACTGTCTACAAGATAAGGAACTCCATTATTAATACTAGAGATGGTTACAAAGTCTCCACCTTCTTTTTTTACGAACCCTAATAGGGCTGTACAGATGTTTTGGGAATTCTCAATTCGTTTGATACCCATCAAATCTTTACCAAGAGTTACTTCTTTTCCTGTATCACGCCCTCGCTTTTTCACCATATCTACATAACGACCGACAATTTGAGAGCCTACAACTTCTGCACGGTATTGAATTTCTAATTCAAACAAAGAAGCAATGTCTTTTAAAAACTTAAGTGGATCTATAAATTCATCAATTGTCATTGTGTGGAAGCCAGCGTATTCTGTTTTCCCCCTTTTCCACTTCGTACCTACAAGAGCCATATCTATAAACTCATTGACGGTTTTACCGATAATTTTCTGAGGATTGATAATGCTTGCTTTCGCTAGTTGAATCCATTCCCCAGATGCATAAGCAATGACTGATCTATCATCTGAATTTTTTTCAGTTTCAGTAATGACATACGGAACAATACGTCCATCTCTTACCTCTTTTAAAACTAAATTTTGCTGCATGAGTGTAGCTGCATGTTCTGTATTATCAAATACTTTAAACTCTAAAGTATCAATATTATTTTTTATCTCCCAATGTCGCTTATCGTCCCAATAATCTTTTGGTTGTATATTGGAAACAATTTGACTCGTTTTAAAATCAACAACATGTAAGATTCCACTTGGTGTCCTCATCTAAATCGCTCCCTATACGTTACTTTGGCTGTTCCGACAGTTGAAGGCATGATTTCTAGTTTGTTCGAACCCCTATGAATAACAGGATATTCACTAAATATATCTTTTAGATTAATAGCACTTTTACCATTTATCGTTACAAGACTTCTCTCTGTATCAATGACTACTTTATCTCCTACATCGAAAATATAAGGTGGGTTATCTTGTGTATTCATGTTAACCTTCCAAATTTTCAAATCGTCAATAGACATTTCCGAACAAAACATGTTATTAGAGAATTGAGAAATACTGATTTGTACTTGAGTGACTTTATTCATATTGACGTTATTTTCATCGAACCATACAACAAACCTTTCAGCATCGTCAATTTCCGTACCTAATATGAATTTAGAAATATATGCTTCCCACCTGTTCCCAGTTCTAGCAAGCCATAAGCGCCCTCTAAAGTTTGTCCAAGTATCTGGGTGATCTCCATGTTCATTAATGAATACCTGTCCACCTGGTTTTTTACTATTCCCAACAGAAGCGAATCCACTATTCTGCTCGGCTTCCCATTGAACATCGCTCATCGATATACGAGCTACATAATCGCTATTTTCATCAAGAAGACCTATTTCCACACGCCCCATTTGATCCCAATGATGACTATTAATGCGTACATATGCTTGCATGATGAAATCCTGTAAAGGTCCTTGCGGAATATTCTTTTTGGCTATGCAACCATGCCATCCTTTTACTGTAGGTTCACCTAGATATTCAGCCATAAAACGATATCCATCTGATTTAAACTTTCCTCCACCAGTCATATCTTCTGTTTTAGGAACATCTGTCCATCCTATGGTTGTCCCCATTTCGTCCCATAACACACGTTGATTTCTTTCAACTGGAACCTGGTCTGCTTTTAATGGATATCCAATACGAAAATAATTCGTTTCATTCCATACATCAAGAAATGTGGAAGGCTTTGTCACTTCAACCTCTATAATTGGATTAGATTCTACACTTCCTTTGTTTTGCACATTCGCTACTAACCCACGTCCATCCATTTCAAATTCTACCGTTTTAGTAGGCCCTAACTTATATGGCATTGGACAAACAAAATTCAAAGTACCTTTACCTAAAGTAACAAAATCCTCAGGATCAAAATCTTCATCAATAACCGCTAGGTATGTCCTATCAGGTGTTACATCAAAGACTAATTCAACAGGTTTTTCTGTAATTAACCAGGCTGCTATTTCTTCTTTTAATGTTTCTAAGTCTGATCCATCAGGAACAATAATTCCGACCGGAACAGGTAAAACTCGCATTTCAGTTTCTGTCGTTAATAACCTTGCACCTGGATAACCTGGAACACTTAGAAATTTCCGTTTTAACGGCGCCCATGCTGGTCTTTTCCATCCTTTTTCGATTTGAACAAAATCTTTGCGTATGTTGTTAAATGTAAAAGAACTCATACTGTCACCCCATTTCTTTATAAATAAAAGAAACCCAAACCTAAAAGTCTGAGTTTCTTTTTGCTTCTCTTTCTTGATATTCGGTTGTATAGCGATAAGTACCGCGTGCCACGTCTCTTCCTTCTAAATTAACAGGTACTTCAATAACTAAATCTCCACCAAGCATTGGAATGACTCCACCGCCAGATGATCCTGAAGAATAATTAATCATTGGATTCGCAACACTAGTTGCCATAGCTCGTCTACTATTTGACATATTTCCATACACACCACTCATAACACTCTTTAACCCTGATAATTGACTCATTGAACTAGCCATCATCCGGCTCATATCACTCATTAGTTGATTCATAGTTCCAGTGATACCGAGGGACCTTTCTTTTGAAGATAACGGTGTAACTGTGATAGAATTCCCTCTTTTAGTAAACAGTTCGGGTCCTTTTTCTCCAGTAATAAATGAGCCATCTCCTACAGGTTTTCCGCCTTTCGCAAGCATTGGTATATGCGGAATAGTCGGCGCGCTAACTCCTGGTATATTGTTTAGTAATTCTGCTGGTGTATTAAAGCCATCTATAAATTTATTTATGATACGAATAATTCCATTGATAGCTGTACGAATACCACTTTTAATACCATCCCATACGCCTAATACTGCTGATTTCATGCCTTCAAATGCCCCGCTAACCGCATCTGTTACCCAACGAACAGGCGTCATAATGGCTTCTTTCAATCCATTCCAGACAGAAGATGCGGTTGACTTGATACCTTCCCAAATGTTTGAGAGGGTTGATTTAATACCATTCCATACGTTACTACTTGTGCTACTAATCATGTTCCAAACCGTTGAAATGGCTTCTTTGATGCTATTGAATACAGAACTCGCTGTGGAAACAATTGCGTTCCATAAGCTAGATAGATAGCTTTTAATCGTATTCCATACTGCACTTGTTGTGGAACTAATCGTATTCCATGTATTCACAATCCAATCTTTTATTGAGGTGAATATTGGCGTTACAAAAGCTACTAACCCGTTCCAGCATGATTGTAAGAAACTCTTAACAGCATTCCATACAGACATTGTTGCTGAACTGATTGTATCCCACACAGCAATGATCCAGGACTTGATTTGTTCAAAAATCGGCATAACAAACGCTACAAGCCCATTCCAACAGGAAACTAAGAAATTCTTAATTGTTTCCCATACAAGACTTGTAGTAGAACTAATGGTATTCCAACATTCAGAAATGAAATTCTTGATACTTTCAAATATTGGCGTGGCAAAGTATAAAATGGCCGTCCAAATCGCTTGTAAGTATTGTGTAATAAAATTCCATACAGTTTGAATCACTGTTGAAATGCCGTTCCAAATCATAGAGAAGAAATCAGCAATTCCTTGTAAAATAGGAGTTAGAAAGGCAACTAGTCCATTCCAAGTGTTAATGAAAAACTCACTAATCGCTGTCCACACTTCAGAAGTAGTTTGACTGATGCCATTCCAAACTTCCGATAATGTTTCAACTACTCCATCCCATATTCCAGTCAAATACTCCACAATGGAATTCCATATTTCTGTAGTCGTTTCAACAATAGAATTCCATATTTCAGATAAAGACTCAACTATTCCATTCCATACCTCTATTAAGTATTCTTTAATCGAGTTCCAAACTTCCGATGTAGATTCACTAATACTATTCCATGTTTCACTTGCCCATTGTACAATTCCATCCCATATTCCTACTAAGAACTCTCCTATTGCATTCCAAGCATCAATGGTCCATTGTTTGATATCATCCCAATTTTTATAAATTGCAACACCTAGAGCGACAACAAGTGCTACTATTATCGGAATAATAGCAACCAACCCTGTCATCGCCCATCCTATACTTGTTATAACAGCAACTATTGGTGCTAAAGCCATGAATGCTCCTGCAATTACACCAATAGCAACAGCAATCGCTGTTAACGTTGCTGCTAATTCAGGATTATTAGAAATCCATTCAGCGAATTTAGAAACAAGATCTGCTATAACTGCAAGAACAGGCTGAAGAGCAACTTGTAAATCTTGCATTGCTTGTTGAAATTTAACCGCTGGAGATGCATCTATTTTAGAAGTAGCGCCATGTAAATCCTCTACTCCTTTTTTCAAATCAACTTGTTTACCCTCTGCTTTCAAAATGGTGTCGATGATTTTCTTTCCTTGGTCTTCCCAAAGAGTACCGAACATCTTCGTGCCAAGTGCATTTCTGTCTGTTGCATTTTCAACACCTGCTAAAGCCTTAGTTGCTTCAAGCATAGCCTTTTGTCCATTTTCACCACCGCCAGCAATTGCCTGACCCCATTTTTCAAACTGATCCGCCGAGATTTTTGTTTTATCTAAAACCTCTTGCATAGATTTATCTACACCCGCACCAAATTCGGCCATTTTAATACGACCTTCTTTTACACCCGATATGTTCAACAGGATTCGCAACATCCTGCCAGTTCTCTTATGAACTTCTGTACATCACTATACAGACCAGACTATATCATCATCTTATATAAGATGCTCCCCATTTCGGATATCATCAGCTTACACCCTACGCTTTTCAGCTAGTCGTTGCACGTTCCTTTGTTAAAGGCTTCGCTCAGTATTGTCTCTTTTGAGAGTTCCACTGAATTAAAGGAGTTTTCTATGAATGTCGCCACTCATAGGGACAATCATTTATCCAATAGGTTATCGATATTCCAACTTTTAGTATCTACTCCTGCTGACATGATTCCTTGGACTTCTTTAGCCGAAAATCCAGCTTGAATCATCTGATCCCCATATTCTGCGATAATATCTAATTGTTCGGGTGGAAATCCTGTTTTTAATAATGTATTAACTAACCCCAATGCTTCCTCGTTAGTAATACCTAACGTTGCACCAATCTCATTGGTTTCTTGTATAAGTTCATTAAAATCAATTCCAGCATAGGATGCTGCAATAGTCGCTGCCCCTTTAACCACAGCGGCATTTGTTTCATCAGAAGCATCCTTATTTAAGGCCCATTGTCGGCGAACACCTTCTAATGCTTCTTCAGCGTCAATACCATAAGTACTAACGCCCCTAATAGCTTCTTCCACTGATTTTTTCGAAGACTCTGGAACATCAAAAGTGATATCAATCTTAGTTTTCAATTTTGACATATCCATTGCTTTTTCGACTGCACTAGCAATACCGCCACCAGCTGCCATACCACCAATGACATTTTCCAATCCTATTTTTAATCCTTCAAACTTTTTCTCAGTTCTCCCAGCTTCTTGTTGTAAATCTCTCAGTTCATTTCGTACTTGCTGAATTGAATTCCCCGCATCCACAGATCGTAGCGCACGTTGTAACTTTTCAATATCAGCTTCAGTTCCTAAAGCTTCACGACCAATAAGACCAATTGCTTGTTCTAACTGTCGACTTGTAGCCGATCCACTTTTAATTGCATTTACAAGACGATTACCTAATGCCCCTGCAAAATCATCCACGCTTTTGCCTGTAGCGCTAAACAACGTTTCTAATTGTCTTGTTGAACTTGCCACATTTTCTTGTTCAGCTTTCATATTACCAAGCTTATTTTTCAAACCATCAAGTGACCCTTGTGTAAATTCAATTTCACGTCTAAACGCACGATATTGTTCTTCCGATATCTTTCCGTTTTGGAATTGCGCTTGAACCTGCTGCTCCGCTTCTTTTAATTTATCGAGCTTTTGTGTAGTGTTTTCAATTTGTTGTGTAAGCAACTGTTGTTTTTGGGCTAATGCTTCCACATTACCAGGATTAAATTTTAAAAGGCGCTCTACCTCTTTCAGTTCGGTCGCTAAGCTATCACTCTGTTTATTTACATCTTTTAAAGCGTTTTGTAACGGCTGCGTATTCCCACCAATTTCAATCGTAATCCCCTTGATTTTTCCTCCAGCCATTCTTTCACCCCTTTCTTAGAATGAATCAAAGTCTTTTTGGTTTGCTTTTCTGACTTTTTCTTTGTCTGGATTCTCCATTTCAGCGAATTCTGCAATATAATCAAAACAATCTCCAATTGTCATGACTTCCAAATCCCAATGCGTTAATTTCGCTTTATAACAAAGAGCAAGGAACGTATCAGTGGTTAATTCTTCATCACTGAACGTCCCTTGCTCTCCATTACTTTTCTTTATTTTTTTTTTGCGCCCATCGTACTTTGAATCATATCCATAATTTCTGGAATAATCTCTGAGATAGGGAATTCATCAAAACCGTCTAACCATGTAATTGGATCATCAATTTCTGGATTTGCTGTTTTCGCATATAACCAAACTAAATCATATACAACTTCAAAATCTAGCTTACTTAAATCTGCATTTGCTAAATCAATAGTGGCTAGTGAACCCTCTTGAGGATTTGAAGGAGACAAAATCCCTAACTTAAACATATCAGCAAATAAATCACGTCTGAATTGCGCTTTATATCGTTTAACAGTAGCTGCTGTACTTTTTAATCGGACTTGTTTTCCGTCTATTGTAATTGTCTTTTCCATTTACTATTACGCTCCTTTTGGTGCTGCTGGTGTTTTTACATATACTTTTTTGTACCAGTCGTTATAAATTGCTTGTGTTGTTTTAGCAGTCGTTTTCGTTTTAACCATTGGTCTTCCACCAGGTACTAAAACAATTGGGCTAGAAACAAACTTCAGTTCATTTGTATTTGGTTCAGCCGAACTTGTTTTTGTTTTAGATGCAAGTGTTGGACGACTTGCTGAACAGTTATACATAACATGTCGAGTTGCATTCACGTCACCATCAAACTCAAATAATAAAGCGAATGGTTTTCCTTTTGCATCAGCCAATTCATTTAATACACCATCCGTTTCGTCTAATTCTTCACCGAGTGCATCAATAGCAAATTTTTCTGGAATAGTAGCAATACTTAATGTTCCATCGTAACCTTGGTTATTACTTGCCGCGTAATAAAGCATGTCATCTGCATAGAATTCAATTAAATCACCACGTGGCTCAAAAGTTAGTTCGACTCCACCAGGTAATGGAATTGGTGTCCCAAATGTAACTAAGAAATCTTTAATATCAAATGGCACGTAATGTACATTTTTCAAACCGAATGTTACCTTGTTTTCATTCATTTACAACAACCTCGTTTCATATGTTTTTTGAAATAATTTCTCAGATTCAATAAAAATCCCATACGAGTCATAAGGAATTTCATGATCGTCTAGGACCTTTTCCAACTTGGCTTCTGCAACCAAGTCCTTTTTTGTGGTATAAAGTTCGATATTTACATCATTTATCTTGTGATAGACCTTGTTATCAGCCATTAAATTTGCTGAACCATCCACAAGAAAACAGATATAAGGCGGCTCCGGAACTGGATTACCAGGTGTTGCTGTGAAATGCGAATAAGCCACAGGATAACCTGTAGCTTCAAGAATTTTTATAAATTCTCCTAATGTTACTGTCATGATTCAATTGCCCTTTCAATACGTTTTGGCAATTCATCAATTACATACTCTTCAACTGGACGAATATGTACTTTCTCTGGTACTCGTCCACCATCAGCTTTCGCATGACCATTTTCTAAAAGATGCGTCAATTGCCCTTTTGTATTATGGATAACAACAGCTTTATCAACTTTTTTCTTTCGCCAGCCTTTTCGATAACCACCTGTTTTTTTAGGACTATTTTGTCTTAACTTATCTACAGCGATATCAGCTACATCTTCTTGTGCATTTGTTAATTCTTCTTCCACAACATTTGCATATCTTTGTAATTCTCTAGCAAGCTCTCCCGCAAAATCGTTCATATTAAACATGCTCCTTTGCGATAATAGTCAATGTTTGATACATTTCATCATCATTCATTGGCGGTTCGATAATATCAAAGATACGGCCTTTCATATTGATTCGCATTTCTTCTGTAATATCAGAAGTATAAGGAATCACAAAACGATAAACCCGTGTAGCTTGTGAAGCTGAAGCTTCAATGTACTCGGAACCTCTCATGGTTTTTATCATTGACCAGGCTTTCTTTAATTCTTGCCAAGATGTTTCGATTACTTGATTTAATTCATCTTTTATTACTACAGGTTGCTCAATGCTAATTCGATTTCTAAAATCACCTGTATTCAGCGGGTTTTTATACTGAAAAGGACGCATATTAATCACCGTCCAACTTAATTTCTTCTAAAGCTTTTCCAATGCTTAAACTATTAATCTGGCTTAAAAAATTCTTATCAAAATACTCTAAGGCATCGTTATAAACATAACGAGAGCGTTCAAAGACTAATTCCTTGAACACCTCGTCAATATTAAGATCATAATTACCACAAACCCTAGTTAAATCTTTATTGGATGCAAATAGGATGCGTCTTAGGTTTGCATCTTCATCATCACCTAATCGCATCCTATCTTTGAATTGCTGTAATATTTCATTTGAAATTACCTTATCCATTCACATCATTCCTTATTTAGTTGCTGGTGGAGTTGGTGGTGTAAAAGAAATTTTCAAATCATAAACAAGAGCTGCTTTATTATCTTTTGGTTTACCATTAGCAAACTGTTTGATTGTATAAAGCGTAGCATCTTCAATCGCTAATGTTTGATCAAACTTTTTAAGTTTGTATCCACCTGCTATCGCTGCGATATATTGTCCTTTCACAAAGAATAATGCTTTTCCAACTGGAACTTCTTCAGATTCAACAGTTTGAATATTATAAGGTAATGCCATTACCCATTGGCCATTAGCCGTTTGAATTGTGTTACGCGCTTGTACACCAATTGCATCTACAGGATTGACAACCATCACAATTTTATTTAACACTTTACGGGATTTTCCTTTCCCATCAACAGATAAAGCTTTTACTACTTCATAAAGCTCACCAGCAATTACTTCACCATTTTCAGAAGGAGCAAATGTTAGTGTACCGGATGATTTTTTATCAGTAACCGCACCTGTAGTTGCATTTACATCTTTCATTAAACCTACAGGTTGATGTGCTACTGATCCGCCACCATTTACAAAGCCAAACTCTAAACCAACAGAATAACTTTCTACTAATAATGTTCGAACGTAACGCTCTACCCATACTGGTCCTAATTCAAGCATGTCATTTGGAATAGCACTAAATGCAGTTAATTTAAGTTGTCCAATTTGTTCTTCTCTAAAGGCTGCATTTATTTGCCCTCTAATATCACCGAATAATTCTCCCCATGCATACGCTTTTGTTGCGTCAGAATAAATAAACTTCGTTACTGCTCCTAAATCTTGCATTCCAATTGCTTCAAGTAATGGATGTTCAGTTACTAAATCTTCAAATACACGTTCTTGTGTAGTATATGGAAGAATTGAATCATCCTTAAATCCCCCATCTTGTACAACTGTATTAAAGAATTTACGTTCTTCAGACGTTAAAACGTTTTGTCCACGTGACGTCAAAATTTGAGCGTCTTGCGCTTCGATACGTGCTTGTGCTGAAATTTTTTCTGATAAATCCGTTACAAGAGTATCAAACATATCATCAAATGCAGCAGATAAATCCTCCATTTTTGTATCTTCCGCTTTCACCAGATTCATATATGCTTGTTTTTTCGCTTCAAAGTTTTCCATTGTACCTTTAATTTTCATAACCATAATTGTTTCCTCCTAATTTTTGAGAATTAAAAAAACCTTTTCCGTTTTTGATTGCCCTCCACTTGTAAATGTGGTGGTTCTGGATTAGGTTTATTTGATAAATTCATATTTTGTTGTAAGTTATTCGTTACCCTATTAATAATCTGTTCCAACTGTTCATCAGTAATACCACTATCACTTTCTCGATTATCAAATTCTACTTTGTCAGCAAAACCTTCTTGTACTGCTTGTTCAGCAGTAAACCACGTTTCAGCTTCTAATAAATCTGTAATCTCTTCACGACTTTTACCTGTCTTTTGCTGATAAATTGAAACTATCGACTCATCATACGCTTCGAGTGCATTCAATGTTTTTTGAATATCCTGCTTGTTCCCATAAGCTATTGTTGACGCTTCATGAATCATCATTCGTGAGCCTGTGCGCATAACAATCTCGTCAGCAGCCATTGCAATAATCGATGCAGCAGAAGCTGCTAGTGATGTAACTTCCACAATGACTTTTTTATCTAAGTCCTTTAAGTAATTATAAATCTCAACACCTTGATCGGCATCGCCACCACCACTGTTTAGTTTAATTTTAACTGTAGATGCTCTAACTTCTTTCAAAGCGCTTCTTACACTTTCAGCACTAATAGCATCGTACCACCAACTGCTACTACCGATATAACCTGATAACACCATTTCGTGCTCATCATTTTCTGGATTAACTGCATTAGAAAACTGATAAGGAATATGTTGTATTTTATTTTTCATTCTTATCACCTCCTTCAATTGAATTTGCAGATTGATAATTCTTCGTAATTACAAATTCGTCTAGTTCTGGATTATTAGAGCGTTCAGCACCAAACAACTTCCTCACCTCATTTCTAGTGAATGCACCACTTGCTACTAATTTATCAACAGCCTCAGCATGATCTATAATATCTTTCTCTTTCACGCCTGTTACTTCAATTTTTTCTCCTGATAGGAAATTCTTTTTTTCAATTAATTTCGCATTTAATTCATCTTCAATCTTTTTAATCAGAGGACTAATACAAAACTTTATATACGCTTTAATTGATGTTTCGTAATCTCCCATATCGCCACGAACTAATGCCGTAGGAATACCTAAAATATTAGCCACATGATCTATTAAATCTTTTTTTAATTTAGATAGTTCCTCTACAGACCTTCCATTATTTGAACCATCGGCAATTTCCGTATAATTAAAACCCTTTATCTTTGGAACAATTGCAAAAGCATTTTTCCGAAACGCCCCAAACAATTTATCCATAAAGCTTTGTAATTTAGTAAGGTTTTCCCCTTCCAAATTCTGTGCAGATTCCATCTCAGCGGTTGCACGTATTTGATTAGAAAACATATTTGTCTCAATCATACGACTAAAAAGTTGAGTGTAATCTTTAAATATTCCACTCATGAATTTTGTCAATTCTTCATTGTTATAAGTAATGTAGATAACCTCGTCCATTTGAAATGACCTTTGAAACGTGTAATCCTTTACGGTTACATTTTTAAATACATCAGGGTATACTGCATATTCAACACGGTCAAAATGATCAGCAATGAGTAAATCATTTTGATCTGTAAGAATTGCCAACACTTCATTATCAAGAATCAATTTATACACAAAATCTTGCCAAAAGTCAGCGGCACTTTGATCTGTATTCGGTCTAATGTTCAATAAGTAATGCCAATCATTATATTGACGTGTATCCTTTTTCATCATCCGAAATTCAGACAGCGAAACGGTTCGAGCAATAAAATTAATACAAGTTTCTAAAGCTACTTTTTTTAAATACGCTCTTTGATTCGTTTCAATACCAAAGAAATCAAAATCATTTAGCATCGTATTAATCTCTTTATTTTTACCAAGTACATCCGACAACCAACTCATATTTCCCCTCACCCCTTTCTTAAAAGTTTAATGCATTCAGCAAGTCTAGCGCTGCGCCAACATCTGTTTCTCTTACCTCATCTGCTCGATACATAGCATGTACAAACGCCTGGAATCCATCTGTTTTTCTGCGAACTGGTTCTTTCTTTTCATACATTTTATTTCCATCTTTTTTAATAACAACGAGTACATTATTGGTATACCAACGCATTAACGGATTATCACCAAATACAATTTGACGATGTGCGAATGCAACTTCAATTCTAGGAGCAAGCAAACCATGAATAGCTCTCGGATTTCTAATTACTTCAACTTCAAATCCAGCGTCCTCAAAAAGTGTTCTTAATAAATCTGCACGATAATTATCCATTATGATTTTTTTGATATCATAATAGTTTCGCATTTCAACAAACCAAGCAACGATAGTATTTGGATCAATTGTTTCGCCTTCCACAACTGTCAGAAGATCTTGCTCTTCCCATTCTCGAATTGGTGCAAACTTCTTCTTACCAGCTATTTCAGCATCCTGTTTTTTCGAATAACTATAATATTTATCAACGAATTCCTTTCTAGCATACGAATGAGATTTCCATAAATAATCACCCTTACTTCTAAAAAGTAATCCACATGATGCGAAATCACGAATACTTGCATAATCAAGCGCACCAATACATTCATGACCTCGTAAATCTGGCAATTCACGATTAGTTGCTGCAATCTCTTCCCATTTTGCAACTGACCTTTCTAAATCTGTAACAGGTAAATTCATTCGTTTTGTCATGAACTCTTCTCTATTACTTGGGTCATCTTCTAAATCTTCGTATTCTTCTTTTATAGTTTCAAGTAACCCCTCAGCATATTCGCTCAATGGTTTAGATAACATAGGATTAGCAAGTTCCCAATTATCAATATCATCCACTTCAGTTTCATCATTCAATTTACAGATAAAAGGAAAGACAGCATTCGGACGTGCTTCACCGTTCAATACCTTCATTGCCTTTTCTTTTTGCTTATCTAAGAAACCGTCACGAACATATCCATCTGTACCAATGTAAAATTCACGTGGGTTTTTCTTTTTCCCTAAACCACTGATATGAACGCGGACATCTTTATTACTTTCGTATTGATGTATTTCATCAAATACAACCGCACCATCACGCAAACCATCTTTTGTATCACCGTTTGAAGTCCTAAACTTCAGTACACTTTCAGTAGCCTTTGAAACCGTTTGAGTTAACGTTGTTTTAAAGGCTCTTTTCAAGACCTCATTCTTCTTCACACATTTATGAACTTCATCAGGGCTTGTTTTCGCCTGTTCTTCACTATTCGCAACAACTGAAATGTTATACTCTGGAATGCCATGTAATTCACTAATTAAAAAATGAATAATAACAGAAATCAGACCATTTTTACCGCCGCCACGCCCTAACATCCATAGGAATTTACGATAAAATACACGTCCATTTTTCTTATAAAACAAAAAGACGAATGCTATTAAGAATTTTTGAAATGGTTGCATCGGAAAATACCACTTCTCACCGAAGTTAATACAATCCTCAATCATTTCATCATCAAAATACAAATCGTCTCTATTTAAAACGTATTTTTCTAGATATCCAATTAACAGTTCTCTTTCTTTATTGAACTTCACTTTCCCACTTCGATAAAGTTCAATATATTCTTCTACATATTTTTGCTTAATCATGTAAGATCACTTTTGTTATATCCTGTATCAGGGATAGTATTCTTAACAACAAACTTTATATCTCTCCCTAACGCAATTAAAGAACTGTTAATTTTATTCCTCTCACTTATAAGAGGGTGGGCCTTAACGAAAACTTGGGTTCCATTTTTGATTGTTACGGATTCCCCTTCTTTAGTTATCGTTTTATTAATTTTTCGAAATGCTTTAACTAGATCAATATAGCGTTCCACCTTTTCAACTTCAACTAAATCTTTCGTATCAATACTATTCATTAACTGTTCCTTTAACCTTACAATACTAACAGCCATCTACCCACCCCCCCTTACGCGCGTATTTTCGAAAAAAACCTGACAGTTAACCCCCTCCTCCGGTGCCCCTTAGAGCAATTTTTGATGAATTTTTTTAAGGGGGGGATTGTTATTGTGGATTCTTTTTTACCATTTTTCATCATGTTCCCATTTATTGATTTTCTTTTTAAATATTCTGCCGTGTTCTTTATTATGGCACTCCACACAGACTGTTTCGAGATTATCTATTTCTAATGCAAGTTCTGGATGATGTTCAAGTTCTTTTATATGATGGACAACGAGTTGAATCTTCTTACGCTTTGCGCTCTCACTGTATTCATCGGTGTCTGTTTGAACTCGACCATTGCGCTTACACTCTTGGCACTCATAGTTGTCACGCTTCTTTACTTGTTCACGTATCCTCTTCCACTCACCACTGTCATAGAACTTACGCTTCTGGTGTTTGTTTTTATACTCATTCATCTGTCTTTATCCAACGTTCTTTACTACCTTTATCTCTTTCCAATAACTCTTTTATCGGTGTTTGCTCGAGATATTCAATAGAATAAAACATAGGTTTCTGTCCATGGAGCTTATAATATTTAAATCGCTTAACATCAATCCCAGACTTCTTATACGCTTTCTCGTGAGGCTTAAAGTATTTAATGTATGCTTTCTTATCAATAGATATAAGACCAAGCAAAGCAATCTTACCTTTTAAAACGCTATCCAACTCCCCTCACTCCTCCTCTATTAAATGCAACACGTTTGCGCTTACCTTTCCTTAACAACAAACAAGACGCTACCACTGCTATTGATTTAATCATACTTTAAATCCTGATGCTTGATGAATCACTATTAATACGTTGTGCAATTGTATCAGCATGAACTGAAATTTTCGTTTGAGGAAACCCCGAAAACTTATTAGTTAATCTCTCCAACTTCTCCAATGCAGCCACACATTCATTAGCAACCGCGGTAACTTCCTTCATTTGTTTTAATGCTTCGGATGTATCAGCATCTACTTTAATGGTTAATTTATTTTTAGCCATTCCTTTCTTCCTCCTTTGTTTCATTATCTAAATACTCACGAGTTACAGAATCCCAAACCTCACAATAGTCCAAATGACTTTTTTCTTCTTCGTACCAATTGATTGCTTCTTCTCTAGAATCAGTAGTTTTATGAATGTCAGCAAATCCACCACAAGGATAATATTGGTCGAATCCAAAACACCAATATCTATGATTTAAATTAATTTCGTCTACCATTCATTACATCACCTATATAATTTTTAGATAATAAAAAAAGAGAGCCACGACTGACTCCCTTAATTACTATTTAATTCTTTCCATTTTAAAATATCTTTTTTAAAGAATAACCGATCGCGTGACATTTCCTTGATAGGTTTAATTCTCCCATTAGTAACTAAATAAGCAATGTTTTGGCGAGTACAGCCAAGTATTTCAATCGCCTCTGATGTATTTACAATTTCCTCAGCGATAAATTTTGATAATTCTTCGTCATCCTTAAACTTGTACATGTTATCTCTCCTTTCCAATTCTCGTAACTACAATATAACCGATAATTACGATTGCCCAAATAACCAGAACAACAGCATAGATATAATCAAAGGTTCGCATATCGCTAAAATTAGTTGTCACCAAGAATTGTCCAGCAAAGAGTAAACATAACACATTAAGTACAATTAGTTTTTTTGACATGGTATTTCGAAAGATGATATATTTTATTTAGGAAGCCTAGCCTTTTGACTAGGCTTCCTATGTGACTAGCGTCTAATTCGTTTTGGTAATCGTCTTGGAAGGACTCGCTTACCTTTACGTCTAGGACGCTTTTTTGTTTTCTTTTCGAATCTCTTTTTCACTTGGCTTGTGATTGCCTTGACTGTTCTGTATGTAGTAAACAGTGCGGTGAAAGTTTTCAAGTAGTCAACCCACTTGCTAGACTCAAGAAGAAAACTTATTAAGTTGTTTATCATCTTTCATTTCCCCCTCCTTTCTATACTCTTATTATACCACATTACTTTACTTAAGACAAGTATAAATTGTATTATCTTTATAAATAAACATATTTATTTTCACATGAAAACTTCCTAATGAAAAGGTAACTATACACCATTTGTCATTACGTCAAAATCTTTACTCTTCTTTGAACTGACACTATAGATAGGCACATATCAGCTCAAAGAAGAGCAAAAGCTCTCCTAGACCGTTTAGACTATTCTTATTACGTATTATGAAATCAAGAGAATTTGTATTTGCATAAGATTCGTAACGTCTTACACAAATGAAGTATTTTCTTATGGTTTGCTATTGAACTGCTGAGATGAAAAACAACACTCATTCAATCATTACCATAGAAACTGGTTTCGGCTTTCATATATAGGTGGCATTATGATGACAAATTTAATCGTTTTAAAAAGAAAGTCTCTTCAATTCATACAGAAGAGACTTCCATTTACTTGTTGTGCAATTTTTTTATCTGCTCTACGCAAATTCTGTTGAACTGTAGACCTTGTAACACCTCTTGTTTTAGCGATTTCTTCCTGCGTAAACATCCCCGCCTTATACATTACAAATATTTCCTTTTCTGTTTTAGTCAAGGTAGACAGAGCATCATCTAACTGTATCTTTTCCCAGGTTGTAATTGCATTCTCTTTTTTCTCTTTATCCCATTCATACTCTGTTTCCTTACTTCTTAAATATCTTTGTATTAACAATGGATTTACTTTTATTTCTCTTTGATAAGAAGCTCTCCTTTCGATCCCTCGTTTTAATCCAGGTTCTTTTCCTGTACGCATCCACTTAAGAGAGTCTTCAATATCACTTATCATTCCATTTATAATTTTCTTATCTCTTTCATTTTCTTGGGCATTTGCTTTTTCTTTTGCAACTAATAATTGATTCAACGTCTCTTTGTATTGTTTGATTAAGTCTATCATGCAGTTTGTCCTCCTTAGAATAAAAAAAGGACGCTGATTAGTTATAAGAAATATTCTTTCTTACAGTTAATCAACGTCCTTGAATGTGGACTATTTTCTTTTTATTTTTAATACTTATTTCGGTATGTGAAATTATTTATTTTAATTCTCTCTTTTTCATTTGTATATGTAAGTTACCTGTAGTAACACTATATTTTTTTGCGATTTCAACATATGTTAGTCCTTGTTTACTAAGCGTTACTGCATTCTTACATATTCTATTCCATTCTTTAGTTGTTCTTGGCTTCTTCTGCTCAGTACCAATACGACCACCTAATAGAACCCCTAATTCATTAATTTTTATCCCCGCTTCACACTCTGTCCAACAATGCGCTACATCCCTACTATATCTATAAGTACACCCTACGCAGTGTTGCTCTTGTAAATCTAAAATTTGAATACGAGCTTCTTTTTTATTCATATTCCAGACCACTCCAACTTATCTACATGGTGCAGGTAATCCACTAACGCTCTATCTGTTGACTTTACTAGATAAGTTCTATTATCAAATACAGAGCGCGGAATTGATTTTCTCCCACCTAATTTTGCAGCATGAATATACTCTTTAATTACTTCAAAAGGAACTAAGAAAACCGAATGTTCTATACTAAATTCAATTAAGAAGAAACAAATTGCCCCTAGCTTTTCAGCCTGCTCTAAATATTCAATTTGATGTGATGATATATTCTTTAAAGCGAAACTTGTTTTATTAGTCGTCGCTTTTGCTTCAAACGCCAACATTCTGCCTTTATATATGCCATCATAATCAACTGTTGATTTCTTTTCAAAATAGCCTTCTTTAATTCTTCCGTCTTTAAATAGTTTTGTGACAACTACAGGTGTAGCACGTTTTGTAATTAATGCTATGTTCTTTCTTCTGTACATATCATTTGACCAATTGATTAAATTCTCAAACGCAGCCCCATGATCTCCACTGTATGCCATTTTCGTTAACCTCACTTCCATACAAAAGGATTATTTTGTTATAAAACTAATCCTTTAGTATACTTTCTACCTTATTCATAGTTGCCTGCATATCTTGATACGCGCCTAATATATCCCTAGTCTTATAGTTACGTTTGCCTAAATTTATGTGTATTTCCCATCTAATCACGCTAAATCTATCTTCACTTTTCCTTCGCTTCTCCAGTCGAATAACAGTACGCCTACGAACCATTTTCATTTTCATTCCTCCTCTGAATAAAATTCAATATTACGTCAATACTGTAGACAACCCATTAAGTTACTTTCTCCTTGTTCCCCCTTGGAGAACCGAGCAGTTAGCTTTTGCTAGCTGCTCTTTTAGTTCGTATCATCAATATAGAACTCGGCAATATGTTCAATTAAGTTAGCTAAAGTTTTAATTACTTCTTTCGGATTCTTCTTATCTTCAACTGCGTTTTCGACGTATGGCTTCAATTCTTCAAATAATTCATAATCCATCAGTTATCCATCCCTTTTTCTACAAAATGAAATTTTTATACTAATCTTCCTCAAGAACCGTAACAGTTAAGTAATTCCTAGCTCTCTTTCGCTTCGCTAACTTCCTCTGATAAGCTGGCGTTGTATAATAACGAATCGTTGTAGGAAGTACGCCCATATGTTGAGCGCATTCCTTTGCAGTTCCGATACATAGCAATGATTCACCTTTATAAACGACGTACTCCTTTAAGTTCATTTTTCATTCCTCTTTTCTACTAAAATGAAGTATTTATATAAAGTTTTCTCAACACCCACACACTGGAAGTACATTTCCTTTTATGGTAATGTACTGGTAATCCCATAAAGTTCTATCGTTCCATTAAAAGGACCCGCACCCCTAATTGGGTCCTTTTTAATGTTTTCTACTAAAATAGCGTTTTTGTTATAAACTCATCTTTTTCGTTGCCTTACATTGAATCTCTTATATATGGTAAAATATAGTAAGAATATATTTTAAGGAGGTTTTAATATGCCACACGAAGTTTGGTTTCCTATACTCCTAGCAATATTCGTCGTATTTTTCCTTGATAAAGAGGAGAAACACAAACAATAACTTCATTTGTTTGTTCCAGCTTAAATGTATGTACGCAATATTTAAGCTGGTATTTTTTCAAATAACGAATTTATTAAGAAATTTTTTCTAATTCACGTTCAGCAAACCATGTAGATGGATGTTCTACAATGCTGTATTGCACTGTCCATCCTAAGTTGCTCGCATACCACCAATAATCCACTGTAACCACTTCGCCAGTTTCTTTAATCCGAACTTTTTCTCCGTCCTCAAACAAATGCTTGCTCTCGATCATCCTTTTCATCTCCCGATCAAATAAAGATTTTGTTAAATACATAAAATTTTTTTCAACCTTCAACATACAGGATTTATGAATTAAATCTAGTAATATATAATTTATCTCCATGTAAAACTTTATCCTTAATTTTTTTAAAAGGCCTACCCTCACAATAGGCCTTTTAAAAGGGGGCTTGTCTTACAAAAATATCTTGTTTAGTTTTTTAATACGACTGGATTGTCATAACCATTGCCAATCACTTCAAACTCATTCTGATCTTCAACTAAATGCGGTAACAATAATCTAGAAAATTCTTCAGTCTTAATTGTTAAGATAGAAATTAACCAGCCAATAGTACCTTCAATTACTTCTGTACTTTCAATTTCTTTTTGACTACAATCCGTATAAATAACCCTTGTCCACCTTACAAAATCACCAAGATAAATATCATTTCCGTTCTTATCTATCAAACCTGTGCACTGTTTAGGTTCAGAACACATACTCCAGCAATCATTTTCGTTATCTAAAATCCATCAACCATCCTCTTCATCTCTTGATACACATTCACTATAAATCCACTTTTCTCCATCATGGGCCTTGAACTTAATTTCTTTCATTTCCATTCTCCTTTTCATCATAAAATTCGAATATTAAATTGAAATTCAAGTTTATTTAGTGCTATAATGCGAGAGATTAATATTCATATTTCTTCATCAATCTCATATATTTTTAGTAAGAGTTCGTTAATCACAGCCCCTTGGCGCGCACCGTTAGGGGCTGAACTCTTTCAAATAAGAATTTTGTTTAATTTTCTTCTTTAAATTCCTTAGTTAATTTAACCGTTCCAATATCCTCGTAAGGTTGTGCAATATATCCTTTATCATGTAGAGCTTTAACTACTTCTTACATATCTTGCCAAGCTGTTGTACCTTGTCCAAACTTAATAGTAATTGTATTCATTTTTCATTCCCCTTTTTTGAATAATCCTTTTTGTTATTACACATACTACACCTGAGTCGCTTTCTCCCTGGCTCCTCTCTTTCCAAATGGAAGGCGCTCCTCTGTGCAAGTGTGCGAGCATAGCAGGTAACTTAATTGGTTGCCTGCTATCTTTGTGTATAGGTTTAAAGGTCCTTTTACAAAATAACTATTTTGATCATATTCTTTTGGGACATACATATACTAAGGTATACGATATGCGAAAATATTCGCGTGGCCCTCTTGCAGGGCTCTTTTATTTTTATTTGGTACAAAATAACGCTTTTGTTTAGTTTCTTTCTCATCGTGGTGTATATACTAAAACAGCTTCAATTTTGCCTGGTGTGTACATCGTTTCATCACCACAGTAAGGACAATTGTTGTATCCTTCCGAATCCAACTCTTGCAAACTAATTTTTCCACATTCATCATCTATGCACTTCATTTCATATAAAAGCATTTCAGCCATTTCTCATTCCCCTTTTCGATTAATCTTTATAAGGTTGCCAATTCATACCGTCCAAATTAATAGTTTCTTTTCCATAAACTTTGCGCCCACGCCCTTGCTCAACTTTGGTTATTTCGTACCACTTGCCATTATCATCATCTTTCACAACACCTTTACTTGGCTTGTAAGAGAATGAAAACACCTTTTCTCCATCTACATAAAACGGGTACATTGTAATCCTCCTTTTCCGATTTAAATAACTTTTTTGTTTAAAACTATCCCCAGATTTTCCACCATTTCTTTTTAGGTTCTTCCTTCTGTTTCTTCTCTAAAGGAGAAATCTCGATTCCGCACTGTTTCATTTTCTTTCTCATACATTCATAGCAACAGAACCATTCGTCGCTCCACTCTTCTGATTTCGTATAACGTCTACCAGGTTCATATTCTTTCTTGCACCATTCACATCTATAGAAAGCTGTGTCCCAGTACATTGAATCCACTCATTTCTTAACAAAATTCAAATTTGATAACATTCCAGGACTCCCTCATTCCAGAAAGTCCTGGGAATATAATTTATTTAACTTGAATCATCGGATTAGCTTCTCCACTTACTTGTGGTAACTTACCATCCCATTTTTCAATTTTTTTAATTTCTACAATTTCTGGAGTTAAAGACTTCTTAATAATCTCATTCGCTTCAGCTTTCCCTCTTGCTTCCTCAATAGCTTTCTCTGCATTGATTGTAGCTTGCTTTTTCTCAATCTCAGCTTTCTCAAGGTTTTGCTGAGCGTCTACTACTCCTTGAATTGCTTTCGCTGTATTTGCATCTGGTTTAGGTGCTTCTAACGTAACGGAATCTACTAAAAATCCAATAGTGTCTACCATTTTTCTAAACTCTTTTTCTATCGCTCCATTAATTTCCCCTTGATGTTGGAAGACCTCAAGAACTGAATAGTTAGAGAAAACGTTTAATGTAGCTTTCTTAAGTCGAGTCTGTAACCAACCGTTCTCAATCACATCTGGAGCTTGTCCCTTGAACTTGTTATAAATCTTAGGAAGTTTCTCTGCATCATTCATGTAATCATAAGATAGACTCACTGTTAACGGCTTACCATCTTTGGTTTGTACGCTAAATTTATCCACTTTAACCGTTTCTGTTGAAATAGGATAAGCTGTTACACGTTTAAATGGCGAAACTAAGTGCCATCCTTGTCCTAAAGTCTCCTTTTCAATTCCTGTACTTCTGTTATAAACAACACCTGCATGTCCCTGATCAATCACCTTCACGCTCATTGCTGTTAAAATTCCACCTGTTAAAAGACTGAAACCTACTACTGCTGCACCTACGATTTTCTTTGTATTCATTTTATTTTTCCTCCTTGAACATGTTTTTAATTTTTAATACTACGTTTCCAATACACTCAAAAACTCCTAATTTACCTGCAACGACCCACGCCGCTGATATAAAAATCATTACTGCTATAAAACCAACAAATAGAGAATACATAGCGTTACTCCTTGTTTAATTAATATCCACTGACAAGACGATTAAAGTTTTCTTGATTTTTTTCTTTATAAACTCTCACAACGTCATCCCATGTAAAACCTGCAAATTCAATAATTTTGTAGAATAAATCCATCATCATTATTAAAGGTCTTTTCGCGCCAATAGAGTCCTTGTATTCGACTTTTCCAATAAGATGATTTACGTTCTTGTCCATATGGAAGAACGCTTTATTAAAACCGTTTATTTTAGTTTCTGTAATATAAATTGTTCGAAGCAGATTTTTGATTTTAAAGTCCATAGCAACCGACAACCAAAAGTGTAAAATATCAACCATTTCTTCTAAAAATGTATCTTTAGGTTGCTCAAATTTTGCGGACCACATTTTAAAAGAATTTGTTGCATTCCAGGCTTCATTCACTTCATTTTTTAGCGCGTAAACCTTGTTATACAGCATGTCATAGCGAGCATAATTTTCTTTATGCTTCGCTATGATATCCTTATCTAAAACCCTTTGCATTTGGAATAATTCCGTTAAATCTATAAATCGATTTTCCATGTAATTTCTCTCCTAGCCTTAAAATTTATCTATCTGAACGTTTTATTTTGTTAAACTTATCTACCAATCTAAAAGCGATCATAACTATCAATATACAGAATATTGAAACCACAAAACCCATGATTTAACCAGCCATATCTTCGGTAAAGAATAAAATCTCTAAATTTTCTATTGCAACCTCATATGTTTGATGTGAATTCATGATTTGTACAGTTGCTCTATCGTCTATTACGTGTAAAACGCGAGATGCATACACATCATCCGTTACAACATCACCAGAACGATACTCATTTGGCTTACGTCCCTTTTGAGCAAATACACGTCTTACACTTTCTTTGTTTATTTCTTCTACTGTTGCATATCTACATTTATCTGCATGGTTGTAGCCCCAATCACCATGTATCGCTCCTTCACATCCCCATGTTCCCCATAACTCTACTTTGTTGTTAAATGTATCTTTAATCACTCGTTTAACTTGTGTAATAACTTTATTATCCTTCAATTCGCATACAACCCATTGACCAGCAGTTACTTTCTTTTTATCAATTTGTAAATTCATTTCCTACCTCTCCTTTAGTTGAGTTCTTGAATTTCTTTCAATGATCTATTAGAAACTTCAATGTTACGAATCTTAAAATGATAATTCTTACGATATTTTTCACGGACTTTTAATGCAGCTTCTTCTTTTGTTTCAGCTTCACAAAATTCTAATTTGAATCCTGATTCCGTAACAATATCCACCATGTATGTATCTATTAATGGCTCATAAATAAAAGCATGGTCTATTGTGATTTGTTCAGTCATTTGACTCACCTTCTATCAGTGAGAGTGTAACTGTCATTTGATGCTCTAAAATACTCCCTATAACCGCATTCATCCATAGATGACTATCAATCTTTCCTTTTAAAAAAGTAATGAGTGTTAGTAGTTCTTGAGTCGAAAGAAAAATAAATTCCCCTAACTTCTCCTGGTTAAACTGACCGCCACGTTTTTCTATATTTAACGTAATGTTTTTTTCCTTTATTAATTTTTCAGCTGCAGCTAAATGAAAATGCCTTACTTTCTCACGGCCAAACCGAATTGTTAATTGTGTTAAAACATCTTTTAATACACGAAAATCTATTACTTTTACTTTTTGTTGCATACCACTATTACAGGCTTTACAAAGAACCTTTTCACTGCCTTCAATGTACATAGTGCTCACTTCCGATGGTTTTATCTCTTCACCGCAAATATCACACCATTCTCCTACATCACTAAAGATATCTACCATTTAAATCACTCCTATGATTTATAACGATTCAACACTTCTTTTAACTGTTTACGCTCTTCATCAGTAGATTGCGAGTGTTGTCTTTCTACTTCCATCTTGGTTGGCTCCGCATTTTCACGTAGCCAATCTGGAACAACTTCTGTTCTATTTGAACGATTTGGACTTAATCCATTAAATCGTTTGTTCTTGCTCATTTCGAAACGTCTATCTAATGCAGCAACATCATCTAATGTTTTTACTTTTTGTTTTTCCCAGCTTTTCAAAATTGCTTTAATATAATTCCACCTTGGCTTATTTTCATCGATAGCTTTGTTAGCAGCATGTTTAATTAATTCGCTACCAAACAAATCACAAAACTCTCCTAATTCCGTAATTGCAATTTCACTTAGTGGAATACCTTCACTTTTTAAAAAGTTATAACTGATCTTAAATTCTTCATCAACTAATACATGTGATTTTGATTCTTTATTATCATCATGATAATAATTAGTATTTTGTATATTAGTATTTAGTTTATTAGTACTTGGTATATTAGTATTTAGTAGTAGTGGATTTTCCACCGGAGGATTTCCCACCGGTGGGATTTCCACCGGTGGATTCTCCACTGGTGGAAAATCCGCCAGTGGCTCCTCTTGTGGAACTTCATGTATTACAGTTTCCCAACTAACAATTTTATTTTTATCATTCCTTATAGGAGCACGTTTCACATATCCATATTCTTTTAGTTCTTTCATACCGCTTTTCAAACTATCTATCCCATCTTTTGCGTGTGTAGCTAATTCTTCTCTATAAAACACCCAATCATCAGGAAGTGTGAGTATATAAGCTAAAATTCCTTTAGCTTTCCACGACAGCCTTTCATCCCTTAAACCGGTATTATTTATGACAGAATAATTTCTGTTTTTTTCTACTCTTATAATCCCCATAATACCTACCTCACAAATTCTTTAATCGGTGTTATAATTAACATGAAATATTTTTCTTAGAGGACCCGTTGCAGCGGGTTCTTTTTTATGAATTTCGTCGAATACTATCGACAACTTCTTTTCTTCCTCCCACTTCTTCCAAACGATCTGCTACTTCTAAAACTTGTTTTCTTTCTTTAGAAGAATCATTTTTTATTTTCTTGAAGTACATAGCTGATAACTCCTTTGATATTTCTAAATCTCTGCTATTTTGCTTTTGATATAAATCGTGAAGTTCAACATAAGCAATTTTGTCACCGTTTCTATTGGCTTGCTCCATTTGTTTATATAAAAGTTGTCGGTTCTGTATACATTCCTTACGCTCTTTTTCTAATTCTGATGCCATCATCAAATGTTCTGGAAGCACTCTGTTTTCGGTTCCCATTGTTTAAACGCTCACTTTCTAAACGATCACTTTCATTAAACTTTCGTTCAATGAAAGTACCGCCTTTATAAACTCCATACGCAAGTACCGCTATCCCTAATCCAAAGATACAGACATTCGTTGTACTTTCTACCGTTATAATGTCCATTAGGCTAAAATAAACACCTTTTTAGATTCCACTTCTTGTGATAATGCTTTATTTAGGTACTCTTTAATGTTATTCATTGCTTCTAATTTCCAAGCCCCACCGTCTGCTTCAAACAAACCACAACGAGCACCTTCACGCATTCTAAACACAAACTTACTTTCTGGTTGTTCTACTTCAACAAACGTTCGATATGGGCTTAATTGCACTGGATTAGGTACTTTCGCATTCCCTCTACTAGCAACGCCTGTTTTCACCGTTACAGCTTGTGATACACCGTCATCTCCAATTTCCTTTACATCTTCTTCTACAACGGTACCAACTACCTGTAAAACGATGTCGCGATGATTGTTTTGGACAAAACCTGATTGCAATGCAATATTAAATTCTTCTCTGTCATAAAAACTTCCAAAATTAAAACGTGGAATGGATGCTTGTGCTTCGATATAGGTACTTCTAGCCTTATCTCCATTAACCGCAGTAAAGCAACTTACCGTTGTTGGATTTACAATATGAATCATTACAGGTTCAGTTGTGTCAAATTCTGATTTCACATAACCTACTAAACCAGATAAACTACGGACTATAATCTCTGCTGGTGTTGGTTCTTGTACAAGATGTAATCGTTGTGTTGAATATGTCTGTTCACCGATTTTGTGTGTTTCGATTGTTCCAATCTCTAATACCTTTTCAATTGCTTCTCTTGTCATAGTCATTTTTTATTTCCCCTTTTTTTAATTAGATTTAGTTTTCAAATAATCGATTACTACTGTTTGCTTCTCAGCAGCTTGATTTTGTTCTTTCTCTTCTACTTCTTCTACAGGCTGTCCAACATCTGTTTTCACATCACCCTGTAGATCCATATAAAACTGTCCCTGGATCCCGGAAGCTAACTCTTGACCAACTAAATTTCCGTTTTGGTCCATATCTAATAAAATCTTAGACTCTACCGCTTCTGTTGGTGCTAGTTTCGAAGTTGCTTGAACCTGACAATTCCATACATCACGCTTTTTATCACCAGCAAACGAAAGTGTTAAAACAATTTTTCTTGCTTTTTTCGGATCAGTGTTTAAATCCGCCATATTTTCCATTACGCGCTCGAATTCTTGATGAAACCTTTCAGCAAGAGCTCCATCAGCAAACGTATTTAAATCAATCATGCCTTCCATATTAATTGCCTCCTACATTCTTTTAACAATCTAGATCGACATTACATTTTATAAATGCTATATCGTTATTTTTACTGTAAAATATACTTTTGAAGGGTGGTGATACATATGATAATCATAAATATGCTTGACGGTGAGAAAATTAAAATCCATGAAGATACTATCTTAGTTGGAATTAATAACTCATCGAAAACTGACAAACCTAGTGAAACACAGTTTTATCTTCAACAAGCCTACATAGGTAATAGGCAGGGCGATTTCGAAAAAGAAGGATCTGCATTAGAGACAGTAGATGAAAGATTAGGAATTGGTGGATTCCTACTTTCACATGATATGTTCGCAATCAGCGATAGTCTCGATGCTGATTTCTACTTCACATCCGCTGTTAAGTCAATTAGCATAGTCTAAAATTGTATTTGTGTGCTAGTTTACGAGCTAGCACACTATTTTCTTTTTCTAGCCTTTCCAATAATCCCGTACAATTTCACACAAACTCTTGATATAATTGCACTTCATCCTCTGGCACAAAAATAACTACCTGATAATCCTTTTCGTACTGATATTGAACTGCAGAATAAATATCTCTGAATTTATCGTTTGCTTCTGGAACTTGACCTGTTAAGGTTTTAAATCGAAAAACCTCAATCATCTTTTTCTCTTCCATTGTTTCTTCTCACCTAAACCTTTCTAAATCTCAACATCTACTTGTATTTCAATATTCATAGGGATTTCTTGCGTTACACGAATTGATTTTGGGCTTACACCTTTTTCAATCAACTTTTTAACTTCTTCTTTTGCAGCATCTTTTGAGTTAAATTCACTGATACCTGGAAAACCTGCGAAATTACTAGTAATCACTAAAATCTTTTGTTGCATGTTTGCTCCTCCTACTGAACTTCTGCCATATTTATTTGTGCATTTGTAGCTGTGATTTCTTCATCTAAGACGATTGGAATTGAATATTCTTCATTAATGATTTGAATTGCTCTATCTAAATGGTGACGTTTAATAGCTTTATAACTATTTACACCAAACTCTCTATGTAGTTGACTATAAATATCGCTATATAGTTTTTTTCTAAGGCTAACATCTTGATAAGCATTAGAATCTTTCCCACCTAGCAGAAGAACACCTAACTTCCTTACAGCTTTTGATACTTCATCACATTCAATAGCATATAAAGGCGCGTTTTCTCGTAAGTCCTTTACCTCAGACTTAATCTCCTGAATTTCCTGAGTATGTCCTTCTAAAGCTTGAAACGTTAACTTTAAAACACCCATTGGATCTGTAGGTATTTTTTGTTGATTTTGTATGTGTTGTTTCATTCGTTTGAACTCTTCAATAAACTTAATTTTCATTTGAACAGCTTCTTTTGTGTTGTAACTCATTGCAACCAACGTGAAAGCTTCTTCCGTCATATCAATTTTCGGATAATATCGACCTCTGCTCTCATAAGTTCGCTCCGAAAAATTGCTTAGCGAAAATTCATAACCCGCATATTCCATTTGTTTTCTAACGTCTCTTAAGACATCAGCGTGGTTTTTACGAAACACCTCAGCAATCATTAAACTATCTGTTACTACCTTTCCGTTAACTTCAAATACTAATCCAGTGTGTACTGGTGTTTCGTCCACTGCAGTTAATTGATCCATTTTTAATTCCTCCTAACTATAAACTTGAAATAACCTTAGTTTTATTCGTATTACGATGTACTAAATACAATTCATGATTTACTTTTTTAAAAATCAACCAATTATCGGGATTTAAATCGTATGATTTAATATGCATTTTTTCTTTTTTTGTTGGCTTTTTACCATTTTTCATTAATGTTAACCTCCTTATAATTCATCAAAATACTTATTAAGAAATTCTTTCATTTCCTTCGCTTTAAATAACCAACGATTATTTTTTTGTTTAGCAAAAATCTGTACTCTAGGATCACAAACGACATATTCCATTAACCAGTCATAACTTCTACTTGTTTCATATTGAAGTCTTTTCATATCCCACCAAGTGCCAATTCCCATATCAGCTAAACGTTCGTTAACTTGACGAGAAACTTCTTTTTGCAAATAGCTATCATCGATAATGACTTGCACTGTAGCTGTCATTATGAAGCCTCCTTAATATCTAATAGCTTTATTATTTTTTGTTTCACTTTCTTCCCTTTTCTCTTACCTAAAAGGATGTCAGATAGATAAGGACTTGAAATCCCTAGCATTTCCGCTAAATCTTTTTGTTTCATATCGTTAATAACAAGCCATGTTTTAACCTTTTTGTTAAACTTATCATCCATTCTTATACTCCTTTCTTATTTTTTAGCTAATTTTTTTAGCTTTTCATTGACATGTTCTATCCTAAAAGATAGAATTAAAACATAGCTAAACAAACCTACACTTAAAGCATTTAACGTTGGGGAACGTGGTATAACAGCTCTATTAAGTAGTGTTTTGGAAGCTAAATAAAATAGCTTATGAACACATATTACTATCCTAAAAGTTAGAAGTCAACACTTTTCTTACCTTCAGGATAGATATCGGTTTTAAGCTGAAACGGGTGAAGAATGAATGTCTATATTCCAAAGAGTTAAAGATCTTGCTACTGATTATGGGTTATCAATAGCCGAGCTGGAAAGAAAATTAAATTTCAGCCCAAATACACTATATAAATTAAAAACACAAAAACCGTCCATAGATAGGATAGAAGCTATAGCCAAATACTTTAATGTTTCGACTGACTACATTTTAGGTAGAACAGATAAAAAGTACTGGGAACTCACAGACAAAGATGAAAAGGATATTCAGAAAAAATTAGAAGAATTAATTGAAGACATGACTAAAGCCGACGCTCTCGCTTTCTCTAAAGACTCTGAACCAATGTCAGAGGAAACTAAGCAGTTATTAATTGTGTCATTAGAAAACTCTCTTAGATTAGGAAAACAAATGGCTAAAAAGAAATTTACACCTAAGAAATACAGAAACGAAGATTGATTGGAGTGGATCTAGTTGGTTTCAAAACAGCAAATCAATTTAAAAATAGACGAACTACTTAGACGATATAACACCAGAGATCCTTTCCTTATCGCTGAAGCAAAAGGTATAGTCGTTATCACAGAAGCCTTGGGGGATATTTACGGATACTACCACAAAGTATCTCGTATCCCTTTTATACATATTAACGAACGACTTTCATACCAAAACCAAGTCTTCACTTGTTTTCATGAATTGGGGCATGCTTTATTTCATCCAGATGAAAATACACCTAAATTATCCAAGGTGTCTCTTTGTTCTGAAATTCGTATAGAAGCTGAAGCAAACTATTTTGCAACGAGATTTCTTATCGATGGAAGTCATCATGATTACTACATACAAACAAAGCAAGAATTATTACAACATTATGGAATCCCTAAACAAATGGATAGATTTATTTAAAATCTATTATATATTTTTACACAAAAACAGAACAAACATTCTCATAACATATAGAATGGAGTGATTAAAGTGGCTAGTTTTAGAAAACGTAATGATAAATGGGAATATCGGATCAGGTATAAAGAAATGGGAAAATACAAAGAAACCTCCAAAGGTGGATTTAAAACAAAAAAAGAAGCTCAATTGGCTGCTGCTAAAATAGAAGAAAAATTAGTAAATGGGGGTAATATACAGGACAGTAACGTAACTTTTAATGAATATCTTTATGAATGGTTAAATGTCTTCAAAAAAGGAAATGTAGCTCCAAGAACTTACATGGTCTATGAAAAAAACATTAGGCTTCACATTTTACCTGTATTTGGAGAATTAAAGTTGAGAGATTTAACAAGAATCAAATATCAAAAATTTATAAACAGCCTATTAGAAAAGTACAGTAAAAAAACTGTAGAAACAATTAATGTCACAATGCACCATGCGTTAGATACAGCTGTTAACGAACTTGGGATTTTAGAAAAAAACCCAACTACAAAAATTAATTTAAGAACAACTCGTGTTTCCACAAAAAATGATGATATAAAATGCTACGATATAGATGAACTACATCAATTCTTAACTTACATTCTTAATGAGAAAGGAGGTTTTAAATACTATTCTTTATTCATGTTTCTATCTCGTACAGGTCTACGCATTGGTGAATGCTTAGCCCTTCAATGGGAAGATATTGATTTTGCAGAACAAAAATTATTCATCAACAAAACATTAATCACTACCAAAAGAAATGAAAAAATCTTATTCGGTCCACCTAAAAATAGAAGCAGTAAACGAACTATCTCTTTAGATTCTTCTACCATATCTCATTTAAGAAAAATGAAAATAGAGCAGAATAAAAACACTTTGAAGAATGGTAAATATTATAAAGAATATAATTTTGTATTTACACATGAAGATAATTCTTGTATGCTACACCCAGCAACCCTAAAGTTCTTACAGCAAGCTTGTAAGAAAGGAAATTTTAAATACATTACTTTACATGGATTTAGACATACACATGCTGTTCACTTATTACAAAGTGGGGCAAACCTTAAATATGTTTCAGAACGTTTAGGGCATTCCTCTATAGACATGACTGCAAATGTGTATCTTCACATAACAAAATCTATAGAGGAAACTGCCGTAAACCAATATGACGAGTTTTTAAAATCTCGTGGGCAAATTGTGGGCAAGTAA